GTGTGGGTGCCGCCGCTGTATTCCAGCGCGTCATCTATCCACGGTCTGCACTGCTCAATGATGTTCAAGACCTGATCCTTGTGATGGACAGCGACACCGCAGGCGTGGCAGGCGAAAACGCAGTGGCTGGGAATGTTTCAAGCGTTCCCGTCGTGTGTTGGTCGGTTGCCCAGTATGCTTCAATGTAGTCGCCAGCAGCCACCGTAAAGACAGCGCCCTTAGTCACTGGCTTGGTGGCCGTGTTATTGTGAAGGCTGGCCCGCGTTGCACCAGATGGCACGTCAACGCCGTTGATGCGGGGCCAGAACCAGAAATCAATTTGCGATGCGCTGGAACTCAAAATCTGCGCTGTGAAGGTCAGGTAATACACGCCGCCTTCTTCAAAGATAATCCGGCTCTGGTTGGGCGATGCGCCAAGCGTGATGCCGTCGGAATAGCCCGCAGCGGGCGTGTCAAACACAATTGGATACGCCGTGCTGGATGCCGCCGCCGTGACATCGGTTTCTCGCGTCAGAAACGCAAACCCGTTGGCAATGACAATCTGCCGCCATTCGCCATCAAGCGACACCACCGGATAGCCAGCGGCGTCATCCCAAAGCAAAATCCCATTTTCTGCGGCGGTTTCTGAACCGACTCGAAACCTCAACTTTGACAAAGAACTAGAAATAAATCGAGAAAACTTCTCAGCCCACTGCCGCAGGTCCGCGCCGACTGGTGGTGGCGTGTTCGGTGATGTCATCGCTTGCCACCAGAAACTGCGTCAATCCGCATGATCCCGACACGCCAATCACTGTTTGACGCGCCATCAATCCGCATTCTGGCTTGCCGACCGCTGAACCTGACGGACGTTGGCGTGTCCATCGTATATGGGCCGTGCGTTGTTTCTTCGCCGTTAGGATAGTACCGCGTTTTAAAAGTTACAGTAACGTCGCCCTGATTGCGCTCGTCAGGGATCAAAGATGTGACGCGCATAATGTTATCCCCAGAATCTATTGAAAAAGGCCCGCTTTCAATAAACACTGAGTCGCCTTCATACTGATTGCCAGTCTCATGCTCATAAAGCACGCCATCTGGCGCGATCCACATTGGCTGGCGGAACGTGCCAGAATCAACGCCAGACGTGCGCTCAATGTTGCCGGTCATCCATATGTTTTCGCCGTAGTCATAGGCGACATAGCGGTCACATTCAGTGCCGTCGCCAGAGGGATAAAACCACCAAATTTCACGCCAAGCCGAATTAACCACAGCATAGACCTTGGTAAGCTGATCTTGGTTGATGCTGCTGAAAACGTAATCAGAAACTTCGCACGGCATGTCCTGCACGGCTCCGCCTGTGTAAATGTGAAATCCACGCCGCCCCATCCACACAACGCCAGCATCAATCGACGCCACGGCGCGCGGGCCGATCAATCCGCAAGATGTCCCGACACGCTCAAAGCCAAAGACAAACGGCGGCCCTTGATAACGCGCAACGTGGCAATCTGTTGTCGTTAACAACAACGTTTCGCCCCGCGTCCGAATGCCCGTAAGCAATTCTCCGCTGCTTTGAACCTCAAAATCACCAGCCTCGTTTGTGGCAGCGGGCGTCCAGTCTGTGTTGTTTTCCTTATCGCACCATTGGACCTTGCGGGGGTTCCCACCAGCGCCAAGGGCAAACAAAAAGCGCTCCTCTGTCACAACAAGAGAGAAGTTGTTTACGGGGGCGTTTGCAATAACGGCGGCTGGTGTTGCTGTGTTCAATTGCCATTCATACATCTTACCGTCATCCGGCGTGCAGCCGACAAGGTATTCGCCCCAAGTGTCCAAGGCCCACGTTGTCGGATCAAGCAGAGAAAAGCTGTCTTGGCGCGGAGTTCCGTATGTTTCACGGCCATACAAGCCACCGCCGAACCCAGAATTGACGGACGCATCAACGCGACCACTGGTGAACCCGACAGGCGTAATGTCAAAAACGCTGTTGTCAGATTCCATCACAAGCAGGCTGTCATGTGCGCCCATTGCAATATAACGGTTCAAATCGTTATCGCGCCATGAAATCATGCCACGCACAACGCCAGCGATGTCCACAGTGCCGCGCTGCCGCCAACCACCCACAGGCATCATTGCACCTTCGTGCCACCGTACCAATGACCCATCCCGCCAGCGGTCGTGGGCTTGCAGGTCAGTGCCGTTCCGAAACTGTCCGGGCGGAATTTCCAATGGGAGCAAAGCCATTATTTAGCCTCCAGAATTTCAGTCCAAACGCCATCAATAATCTGCGGATCACGTTCGATGTATTCAACACCCGCCCTGCGTATTGCAGGCTTTATTGCTTGAATGCCCATGTTTGCCAAGCGATCATCATCTAGCTTGTTTGGAAAGCCAGTATTGGGATACTTCTTACGCAGAAGGTTTGCCCAACTCGCTCCGAACTCCATGCTTTGAACATCAACATACATTATGAATAATCCTTATTGACGCCCCAGCGAATTTGGACAACGCCAAGACCACCCAACAAATGTTCTGTGCCGCCGAAGCCGTAGTTTCCCACATCATTGCCGGAAATTCCAGAACCTTCTCCTGCGTTTACGTCCGTACTAATTTGTCCATAAAGCGTAACCCCATCCGCCCCGTCGGAGTTATAATTACCCGCGTCTCCGCCCCCCGCGATAACAAGTTCACTTTGCCCAACTGTGTTATTGCTTGAACCGTCTCCACCTAAGCCGCCACCATCGCCAGCAAAATTGCCCCCGACTCCCCCCGTAGCACCTGTCAGTTCACTAGGTGTTGTCCCAGCTTGGCCCCAAACAGTGCCTAAATTGATAAAATAACTGCCACTTGTTGTAATTGAAACAGTGTATTCTTGATCGGGGACAACGGATACATCATTCCGCCACCCTAATCCGCCGCCACCCCCGCCTTGTGATAAAATAAATCCCGGAGAACTTTCTCTCCTTACGCCATCGCCTCCTCGCCCGATAGCAACAACAGAAACACGGTAAACACCCTTTGGCGCTGTCCATGTCGCTGAACTTGTAAAGACTTGCTCACCAGTGGGCGAGCCACTGCCTGAGATAAGCAATCTGCGCGAAACGCTCATGACATCTCCTGACCCGCAACAAAGCCATACCAATTTGTCCCGCCATTGTGCGTAAAGAAAACGTAAATATCTACATCATTGTTTCCGCTTGAAATAACAGGCACAGCGCCATTATTCCAAGACGTGTTGGGCCATGTCACCGTGTACGGCCCCGATCCCTGAGTTAGCTTTAGCACAAATGAAAACGCTGTGCCGGTAGCCGGCGCATTAGAAAATGTAAATGACGTGTTCGCTGTAAGCGTATGCGAAAATACGTTGCCAGCCGACAGGTCAAGAGTGCTGCTGGTTTCTGATACAAACGTGTCTTCATATACCACAGACTTTACAGCGCCACTGATCGAAACATCCCCAGCAAAAGTTGAATTGCCAGTGAACGCCGGATCGGCGCTTGGCGCTTTTGCGCTCAAATAACCATCAATGTCGTCCCAATTCTGGTTTAGTTTGCCGCCCCAAGTTTCGTTAGAACTGCCGACCTCTGGTTTTACAAATCCAAAATTTGTAGTTGTCGTATCTGCCATCTGTCAGATCCTTGCCTATATTTGTGCCGTGTCGTTTTACGGCATTCAAATTTCGTTTGCGTTAGATCGCTGAATCTAAACATATGCCGTGTCGGCAGTTTCAATTCAGCAATAGTTAATAACACTCGTACATGGCATCAACGACACAGACGACTTGCTGGTTTGCTATAGTTGATTCAGCAATATCCGCCATTGTGTCGTTGGTATGTATAGCAATAGCAGTATCATTGTCTGAGTTGTTGATTGCTACATCCTTGTTGTTGTCACTTTGAGCCATAGCTACGCCAGCCTGCACCTCAGTGGCATAGACTGTTGCTGCAATCTGTCCGACCCCCACAAGAGTGCTACCCAAGGCAGGGACAATAGCATTGGCGAGGCTGACAGCACGATCACCAGTGCCTACAGGCGCACGGTGGTTATTGCCACGGTCTTGTGAAAGCATCATAGCCGCAGCTACAGCCCCCATTTCACCTTGCAAGGCAATCTTGCCGATGGCTTCCATACGGGCCTTTTCGGAGGCAGCAATTGCAGCTTGATAATCTGCGTTCATAGTTACATCGTTGCTTGTAGAGCAACCCGCAACAAGGGCCACGACAGAAGTTAATGCAAAAAGTTTTTTCATGTTTTGCTATCCTAACTTTCAGACTTCATAGGCCAGTCTGCTTCTTGCAAATATGGAAACGATGCGTGATCTGTGATGTCTCGCAAAGCCTGACGATATAACTCCCATTCAAGAGGGATGTTGGTTCCCTTCTCTGTGTGGAAAATAACAACCCAATCGGACTCAGCTAAAAGTTCGTTGCGACGATTGCGGACCAACTGCGATTGCTGCTCATGCCGATTTGCAATTTCTTCTGCTGTCGCGTCTGCGACAATCCACATTTGATTCCAAGCGCCATTTTGCAGGACTGGTGCGCCCTCAACCACGTTTTTGGTGTGGTCAACTTCGGGACGAATTGCATTCTGGATGGGCAGCAAACCCAACCATTCTATAGTATCGTCAGACAAAGAGGGTGGAAGGCTCTTTTTCCGAAACTCAGACCTGATTTCAGAGTGCGCAGAAAAGGTCTTATATGTTTTGGGGTCTATCCACATCGTAAAGTTTCCTTACTCATTTGCTGTTCGAGTGGATGGAAACTGACGCTCATCTCCGGGCCAGATAATGCGACAAGCGGGACGCCCTGTACCTGAAATGAGAGAAGGGTGTGATATCGTCAGTGTCTCTCCGGGTGTCACTGAAAGGTTATTAATATACCTTAAAGCGCCGCCACCGCCGCCACCTTGGCTTCGTGTTCCGCCTTGTCCCCCGCCATAATTTCCGCCTACGCCACCCGGAGCAGTTGATGGGCCGCCATTCCCGCCATTATTACCACCGCTTCCGCCACCGCCGCCAACTGAGGCACCAATACCCCCTAAACCGGAGGCACCTTCTCCTAACAGGCCAACACCACCCCCGCCGCCGCCGCTGGAGTTGTTAGCACCAGACGCACCACCACCGCCTGCACCACCTGTGCCAGCTTGGCCATTAGCAAAAGATGCCGCACTGCCACCGCCGCCATTGCCCGAGTAACCACCCGCTCCACCTCCGCCACCGCCACGGGAAGTTGACCTTAGCGCCCCTCCACTTCCGCCATTACCACCACCGACGCTGCCGCCAATAGTTGTGCCAACCGCTGCCGTTGTGGCCCCAAATCCGCCACATTGAACAAACAAAAGTTCTGTTGCACCACGGGACAATGAAGAATCTTCATTCGATGCTGAAGGGCTAGTAGAATTGCTGCTGCCTGCTCCGCCCCTGCCTACAAGCACGACAGAAATAGAAGTAACCCCGTCTGGGACAACCCAACTTGCCGACGACAAAAACGTAACTTGCCCCGGAGGGGTTCCACCTACTTTGGCCGACATTAGCTTTCTTGAAATTCCGCTCACGCCAAGGCACCCCCAGATAGGAAGCCGTACCAATTTGTCCCACCGTCATGCGTAAAAAATACATACACATTAACCTCACCGCTTGCGGGCGCATCAGGTGCAGTTCCGCCAGCCCAATCAACCGACGCGGGCCATGTCAATGTGTGAGTTCCACCAGACGTTACTTTCAACGTAAAACCATAAGCCGTTGCGGTTGCAGGTGGATTGGTAAAGGTGAACGTGGTGTTACCAGAAGTCGTCAGAGCGAACACGTTCGCTGCTTCACAGTCAATCGCTGGTGTTGTCCCAGACAGCGCTGCAAAAGCCTCGTTGTAACTATTTGCTTTGAACTCAGCAGAAACGGTTTGGTTTGCAGTGAATGTCTGGATTACGTCCAGCTTGGCGGTATCAGCATCAAATGCCTGTACATTTGTACCAATGACCAGCCCCAAGTTAGTCCGCGCTGTTGCAGCATCTGATGCACCAGTGCCTCCATTAGCAACCGCAAGGTCAGTGCCAGACCAGTTATCATTGCTTATTAAAACAGAACCACCAAGCGTAAGATTCCCTGACGTGCTTACGGTTCCAGAAAGAGTAATGCCACTGACGCTGCCCGTACCGCCAACAGATGTCACCGTGCCTGTGTTAGTGGTGTAACCGCTTGGATTTGATGCAGGATAAAAGAAAGCGCTGTCGTTGCCATCCAAGAGGTCAGCGTCCAAACCAGAGCCAGTGCCGTCAACCGTCTTAATGGCGGTCAGTATCTCACTTGCAGTCTGGTCAGCAGTTGCGCCAGTCTCAATGCCGTCCAACTTAGAGCCATCAGCAGCCACATCACGGCCATCAACAGTGCCTGTGACAGTCACGCTGCCAAAGGTCGGGCTGTCATTGGGCTGCACCGCGCTGTCAGCCAATGCGCCCTGTGCCGCTGTCGCATAGTCAGTGGACGCAGTGGTTGCGGCGGTCCCCAAACCCAAATTGGTGCGGGCAATGGCTGCATCATTCAAGTCAGAAAGATTGTTGGCTTGGAGCAGCGCGCCTGACAGAGACGCATAGGCCGCGACCCAGATCGAGCCCTCGTAGACCTTCATCACATCGTCGGTTGTGTTAAAGTAAAGCGCACCCGCAACAAGCGGATCGCCATCGTTGTCAACTGTTGGGTCGCTGGCCTTTTGGCCAAGATAACGGTCGTCGAAACTGTCTAGCGCGGCAAGCGCCGCGTCCTTTGACGCTTCAGCAGACGACGCAGACGAAGCGGCAGCGGATGCAGACGTGGCTGCATTGCCTTCGCTTGCGGCTGCATTGGTTGCAGACGTAGATGCCTCAGATGCCTTGGTGGTCGCCGTAGTGGCAGACGTGGACGCAGAAGATGCAGAAGCAGCAGCATCGGATGCGGACGTGGACGCAGAAGACGCAGACGCAGCAGCATCGGATGCAGAGGCAGAGGCGTTAGCTTCAGCGCTCTCGGCGTCAACTTCACTTGCCGCAGCAGCAATCTTGGCAGCTTCAGCGGCAGCGGCAGAAACAGCGGCTGCATTCTTAGACGCCAGTGCCTGCTCGGAATAGCTTTCCACATTGTCAGTGTCTTCGTTGCTGACCATTCCCGCGACTTGTTCCCACGTCGTCTCAGCCATTGCGCGGCACTCCCATTTTTAGAGGCCCAGTGATTCGACCGATTGAGTTCTCAAGGTTCAACTTGTCGATGGCTGATTGGTAAAGTGCCGCCCATATTTGGATTCGAGGATCGTCGGCAAGATACGGGGCTGAGTGGACAAGAGAGCCATAAAGCAAAACATCTGGCGCGTCGCTCAACAACCAATTTGTCGGGTTCGCATCATCAAGCGCAGGGATGCGGGCATAATACTGCATGGAAACGCTAGTCGCCTCACTGGGCGTTGGATAAAACTCTAGCTGATCGGCAGTCACGCGCACGAAAGTAGGTACACCAGCAGCATCTGACTGCGCCCTGCGATACGACATATCCGATGATGAGATAGCCTGTATGATCTTTCCAGAAGACAGCGCGATCAATTTAATCTCAAGCCAATCGTTCGGCAGGTTTTCATAGCGCTCATCGACAGAAGTAATCACGCGCTTTTCCTGCTTCCAATGGCGCAGGTCACGGGCAATGCTGGCTTCTGCAAGTGCAATGAAGTCAGGTATGACCGCCGTCAGGTCATCTCTGTTCAGCCAGTTGCCAAGCGATGTCTTCAATTCGCTGTAGGTTGTGATGCTCATTTTTTCTTCGCCGTCTTAGCAGATGCCTTGAACGCAGCCGCAGTTGGCGCGCCCTTTGTGCCGGGCTTGCGCATCTTCTCGCCTGATCCGGCTTTGATGCGTGCTTTTTTGGCGGCGATGTTACTGTAAAGACCCTTTGCCATCACTTGCGCCCCTTCATCATGCAGCGACCAGCCGCCTTGCACTTGCCGGGCGTTGGGCAGCCTTTGCACGGCTTGAACGCTGGCGCTTTGACAGGCTTCTTCATGTCATGTCTCCATCAGATTTGCCGCACATTAGCAGATATTGTGGGTTCACGCTAGTGTCACTGGCTGTTGCGCTGTCTGCGCTGTTCCTCTGCCGCCAGCGCACCAAACAGGCCAGCCAGCGGGTCAATGTTGGCGGCGCTCAAGTTGGCAAGATGCGCGAACTCTGGGTCAAAGCGGGCGAAACGGGAACGGACGTCAGTCGGGTCATAAGAGACCTTGACGCGACCGCCCAATCCTTCTGGGCCTGACACGCCCGAATATCCAGCATCGGCCAAAACCATTGATGCGTCAGTCGGCCCAAACTCTCGCCTCATGTTCTGCAAAGCAAAGTGCCTTTGCTGCATTGGATCAAGCATAATTCTTTTGCCGTCAGCATCTTCGACAAACCTAACGCCAGACGACAATTCGTTGACGTTGAAAAATGGGTCTTGTCCGTAAGCATCTGATATTTCGCGCGCTGCCGATCCTAGCGGCTCCTCAAGAACAAATGGCCGATCACCCCTTACCATCAGTGGCAAAATATTTCCGCCCTCGGCATAATTTTGCGAGATTTCGGTTCCAGATGTTCGCTCTCGTGGGACGTATCTTTCGGCGCGGTCTGTTTTGCTTGTCGTGTAAAAGCCAGACCCAAGCAAGTCTGCCCCACTTCCAAAGAATGATGGGTCAACAGCCTGTATGTCTGCGCCTGTGCCGTGGAACGCAGGATCAAACCCAGCCGCCCCAGCCCGCGCCATCCTGCTCGCCTCATCCATCGGCAGCGGCGTGTTGGCGAACATATACTGCGGGTCAGCCTGCGCCATCATTTCATCGGTCACTTCGCCTGCACGGCCCGCGGCCCGCATATCCAAGATGTCACGCGCCATCCGCTCGGCTGCGTTGCGTGGCTCTGCGGCTGCCACACGCCCGCCCATGCCAACACTGCCAGCAGGCCGCGTCATCGCAGCCCCGCCCAGCGATGCCATGCCAGCCGTGCCAAGCGCCTCAAGCGGGACGTCTGCCATAGGTATCAGCCCTTGATACGCAGCAGCAGGCGCTTCCACAGCCC